ACCTACGCTACAGTATATGTCCGGCCGTGGGAAATAGAACCGAACATTAGTTCGTTTTGCTATTATACCATCTATTCCGACTCTTGGCAACTGCCAATGATATACATGAACTCTCACTATTTTATAGAAAAAAACATTTCTTTTTCATCTAAATCACTCTATTTCGTTCTAAATCTTTACAATATGCTCTTAAAATGATAAAATAAAAATACCACGAATAACCGTACTTTACATAATATTGCAAAATCAGCGGTACAAAATACATAATCCGCATAAAAAGTGCGAAGTGTGGCGAATAAAGCTATTAGGAGGAGCAATTCTATGGGTAAGAAAAAAGGTGGAAAACTTAAATGGGTAGTTTTAGCAGTTGTTGCCGTTGGAGTTATCGGTGCCGTTGGTGGAAATTCGGATTCAAACACCACGTCTTCTTCCAGCACATCTGCAAAGACGGAATCTGCAAAAGAAACTGATACACCTACACCAATTGAATACACAGCCGTATCAGTCAATGATATGATGTCTCAGCTTGATGATAACGCACTTGGAGCATCTGATAAATACAAAGGGCAATACTTAGAAATCACTGGTAGACTCGGGAACATTGATTCATCTGGAAAATATATCTCCCTCTATCCTGACGATGAATATGCGATAATCGGCGTTCAGTGCCAGATTAAAAATGATGAGCAGCGTTCGAAAGTCGCATCAATGGCAAAAGGTGATACAGTCACACTAAAGGGAAAATGCACAACTGTCGGAGAAGTTCTCGGATATTCAGTCGATATTGAAGAAATAGAATAAAAATAAAAACCACCCCGGCATTGGCGTACCGAGGTGGCGTTTATACATCTCCGAAGAAATGTAATATTCTGGCAAAACATATTGTATCATCTTCGGAGCAGTCGAACAAGACAGAAAATTTGTTCGGCTGTTATTTTTATACCTAAAACAGCTACATAAAGAAAAGAGGAATAAAAATGGCGAAGAAAAGAAAGAAATACCCGAAGCTCCCTAACAGTTTCGGAACAATACGGTATTTGGGCAGCAAACGCAGGAATCCATTTGCGGTCCATCCTCCGGCAGTACTGGATGAAAAGACTGGAAAGCCCGTCCGCCCGCCTGCAATCTGCTATGTAGACGACTGGATTAAAGGATTTACTGTACTGACCGCATACAAGGCAGGAACATATCAGCCAGGGATGGAACGGGATCTTGAGATATCACCTGCAACGGACGTAGATACCCTAATTACTCGTTTGATTGCTGACTACAATACAATCAAGGGTGTCGAGGATAAACACCCGGAAATCAAGAAATTGACGTTCTCAGAGGTATATGAGAAGTTTTACGCATGGAAGTTTCCAGAGGGTTCAAAACTTTCTTATAGTTCAAAGATAGCTTACCAGACCGCTTACTCAAACTGCACGGCTCTATATAATCGTGTATTCGAGGATTTAAAAGCACCTGATCTGCAAAAAGTCATTGATGGCTGCCCGTTAAAGCGTCAGAGCCTCATGGCAATTCTTACACTGTTCAAGCAGATGTATAAATATGCTGTTTACTCAGAAATTGTAACGGAAAACAAGGCGTTATATGTCCATGTCAATGCTGATAATGACACCGAACATGGAACACCATTTTCTGATCAGGAGATGCAAGTGCTATGGAATAATGCCAACGATCCAGAAGTGCAGCTCATTCTTATTATGTGTTACTCCGGCTGGAGAATCGGTGAAGTGTTAAAACTTACAACCAACTTAGAAGAAGGATACTTTCAAGGCGGCATCAAAACAAAAGCCGGTAAAAACAGAATTGTCCCAATACATCCCGCTATATACCATTTTGTCGAACAGAAAGTGCTGACACAAGATGGAAAATTATGCGTGTATACTCAGCAGCATCACAGAAAAGCGTTGTTCTATCCTACACTGGAACGTTTAGGAATAGTCGGTGATCCGAAGCACACTCCGCATGACTGCCGGCATACATTTTCTGCCCTGTGTGAAAAATATGGAGTCAGGGAGAACGATCGTAAGAGAATGCTCGGTCATTCATTCGGCGGTGATGTTACAAACGCCGTTTACGGTCACCGGACATTGGAAGAACTCCGAACAGAGATTGAGAAAATAAAAGTCCCATTTGTGACTAACTGTGACTAACGGAATCTTATTTTATCAATTTTATTCATCACAATTCAGAACATAAAAACGCGTGAAACCCTTGTAAAATTAACATTTTCAGCGATTTTACAAGGAATTCACTCATTTCATTTTCATTATTCTAATTGTATTCAATTAGGGCATTAATTAGAACTATGCAAATGTCAGAAAGTCCTTTAAATACAGTACTTTAGAGGATATTCAATTAGGAAATAATTTTTTTTGTTTGTGACTAACGTGTGTCCAACGAACTAATAGGATTTACAAAACGAAATGATACAATATGTTATAAGAAGCATGATTCCCGGGGTACTATCCCCGGGAGCTTTTATTTATAAATTTTTGAAATTCTGGTAAATACGCCCTTCGGGACAAACTCAAATACGAACCCATCATCATTCGGGTACGGGATTCTGACGAAGTACCATTTTAGCCCGGAACTGTCTGTTTCGGTGTATTTCATTACCTCTACAACTGCACCTTTTTTCAGCTTTGGAAACAGTTTAGATGGGCTATTTTTGTTTGATTTTGTATAGCATTTTGTGTCTTTTTTAATCTGCGCAATGTAAGCTCTGGTGTTCTGCTTTTTGACTGTATCTGAGTCTGAAACTGGCGTTGTATCTTTAACTAAACTGTAGTTTGGAGTGCAGAATTTTGTTCCCGGGAGGTTGCTGTTGTAGTAGCTTTTCTGGCATACTCCACCACCATTTGCGATAATTGTAGAGCCGCCAGAAGTGTTTCCCTCAACTGTCCAGAACCGATCTCCTGACACTTTTATTACGATTCCAGTGTGTGTGAATGTGCCATTTCGATAAAAAATAACAATATCTCCAACTTTTGGATTGCTGTTCAAAGTAAACAAATCTGCCATTGTCGGGCAGTAAACGTATGGCCAGTGCTTCAAAAGTTTCTTTGCTGTGTCTAATCCGAATGCTTTCATCATGCACCACGAAACGAATGCAGCACACCATGGCTGTCCTTGATAATCTGGCTTAATATCTCGCCAATATTTCGTATAATTATTTTCTCCGGCATTTGCTGTCTTACTATCAAGCTGACTATTGCTTGCCTTTTCAAGATATCCGGTTTCATTCTTTGCAATCTGGATTAATTTGTCAATCGCGTTCATGCCTGTATCCTCGCTTTCTGGAAAATATGTCTTTAATGCGTTATAAACAAATCTTTGTCTGCTCTTATATGCCCCGACTTGATTCCCTGTGTCCGTCTGGCAGGCTGCATAGAGATTGTCCAATGTATATGGTTTCTGGGCCTTTGCCAGAATCCTCGTTACTGCCCTTTGTCCACCTTGGTGCCTAAAGTTCACGCACATGGCTTGCGCTCTAGCGTCCGTAACGCCCTGTTTAAAGGCTTCTTCTGCATAGGTGGTTAATTGTTCATCCATAAGGCTATCTTGGCATTTGATACCCAAATCGGACGAAATAAGGGCAACTATGGTGTCGGCAAGCTGTGACACTCTTGAAATATTAAAGCATTCCCAATTTGCGGTCTGAACTTGTTCTAAAAGTCTGACCTTGTCTATTTTCTCCCACTGTTCCGGGTCGGCATTGTAAATTCGTTCCAGAAGCGTTTTGACTTCGGTTGCATACCATGCTCCTGCCCCGATCGTGATTGCGTGTTCTTCAGAAGAATTGGTGTAGGCTTCTGTGAAGTCCGAATAATCCTGCTGTCCGTAAACCTGCCCGCCGGTTTCTGCTGCATAAATAATCTTCCTAAGAACTACTTTTTGATTATTTGTCATGCGAAAATCCTCTCAAATTTTTCCTGTGTATATAACGTTTACTGTAGCGAACTTGCTCTTTCTACTGTTCCATCCTCATTCAGTACATAGCCATCTTTTTTCAACTTTTCAATCACCTTCTTATTCCACAACTCAGGAACATCTGTCCATTTTTTCAGCCCATTGATTACTCGTTCTTCAAAAAATTTAACCATTGTTTTCACCTCCAATGCCCACAACTAAAGTAGCCAGTTCATCAAGTGCTGAATCATGCGTTGATACAAGTTCAGCCAGACCGTCAATACCATCACCATTAATCAGAATTTTACGATTAGATTCCGCATTAAGCATTTGCATCACAACATCTAACTTCTCAGACATCTCATTCAGCCTGTTTGAAACTCGATTAATGGCTTTGTAGATATTTGTAATTTCCTTTTTATCCATATGCGCCTCCTGTTCTTAGCCATTCAGCTATAAATAATTCATTAATTTACTTTCCTGATTGTCTGATACTGTTCACGAATATTCAGTTTCTCTTGACTTGACGGGAAAATTGTGTTTGTCGCAAATCCTTTTAACCGCCTTACGGCGGTAGATGGGATTTACTAGGATTTTAGAAACATAAGCAGGGAGCAACGCCAAGAGTGTAGCTGACGCCGTTGTAGTACGATTCTCCGCCTAAGTCCACATGACAGAATTTGCTTGTGCTGCTGGAGTAAGGCGAACGTTCCCAATAGCGGCCAGACACGAAATTACTGTTAAAGTACGGTTTCTTATATCTATTAGCAGTCGCATTCTTAAAATACTGATACTGCTTTCCTTCACCTGCGTAAGAATACGTTGTGCTACCAAAAATCTCAATTTCAGACAGTAAAAACGCATAGTCATTTGAGACTTTAATCGTACTACTTTTACTTCCCACAGATGTCAACTTCTTGACCTGCTTCATCATGTTCTGAATATAAGTAGGCAAGCATTTCTTGTACACATTATTACACCATGTACGTCTTGCGCAGCCTTCCCAACCATCACTGTTTGTGCTTAAACTGTTTATATAACCACATTCATGTGATACATCATAGGAGTTATTATATTCTGTCGTAGTGTCTAAATACAACATACGTTCTGTCTGAATTGTAATAGCAGCTTTGGTCTTGCCGTTTATAGCAGTCACTAAGTCATCATGTTCAATTCCGATAATTACATAGGCATAATCATTCGCTTTGTGTGACTCACTCACGCCTGTTGCATCCATGGCATTGTGATGGATGGTTCTCTTGTCGCCAACCGCCCAATAATCACTGATATTGATTTTACCTGCGTAGTGCGCTTCAATCATCTTTGCAATTTCAGCATCCGTTCCGTCGGCAAATGTGACAATCTTCAAATCCTCTTCTGGTTCGCCGAGAAGTCTGTTACCCGCATCGTAGTTATATACGCCATCGGTAGAATATGGAAACAGTGCAAAGTAATATTGCTTGCCGTTTGTCAGCCCTGTAACGGTATATCCTGTTGTTTTGTATTTATCTCTCGTTGTATTATCAACCACAAGTGTTCCGTCATCTGGATTTGCGGGATAGCCTGTTTCTTTCATTACAAGTTTTGTACCAGCCCATGTAGAGAATGTTGAACCACTGATTACCGTGTTTTCAGGGTCTTGCCATTTAATCGTGACAGATGCGTTTAAGTTCTCGATCGTTGGGTTGTTTACGGGCTTGGGAGTAACGGTTGTGCCACCACCTTTTGCGTGGAGTGTTCCGTCTTCATCTATGAATGTTGTCTTGCCGTCAGGTTTAACCTTACCAACTGTTTCGATTGTAGCAATCGGGACAGTCGCATCACTTCCTTTGTCTCCTTTTGGTCCTTTGATATTGACTGTTTCGGGATTGGTAATTCCATCAGTGTTACTCCAACTTATATTCCCATCAGTGTCCACATTTGGGACGAACGTAGTACCTTTTTCTCCCTGCGGTCCAACATCTCCTTTTGCGCCTGTATCACCTTTCGGCCCGGTAATATTTACTGTCTGGGGGTTTTCAAGTCCTCCGTCATTACTCCAACTTATGTTTCCTTTGCTGTCTACAACAGGAGTGAATGTGGTTCCTTGCGCACCAGTATCTCCTTGCTCACCTTTTGGACCAACTGGACCTTGTTCACCTTGCGGCCCAGTATCGCCTTTTAGACCCTGTACTCCCTGTTCTCCTTTTTCTCCGGGGTCTCCTCTTACGCCCTGCGGTCCTGGGTCGCCCTTTGGGCCTTGCGGACCAGTCGGTCCCTGCGGTCCTTGAATCTTGCCAGCATTGTTCCAATTCGTGCCGTCGAAAACCCACATTTCTCCGTCTATTAAATATGCATCGTTCTTCTCTGCACTCAGGGGGAGGTCTGCCTCAGATTCTTTTGTACCAAGGACATTAAGAGATGTTCCATCATTTCCTTGTTCACCCTTTTCTCCTCGCGGGCCTTGCGGACCAACTGGCCCCTGCGGACCAACGTCTCCTTTTTCACCTTTTGGGCCTTGCACTCCTTGAGGTCCCATAATATTCCCAACATTTTCACTATCACCATCTGAAAATGTTATTGTCAAATTTCCATCTATGTCAATGTTAACCGCTGTGATAGAGACACCCCTCAGTGATTCTTTCTGCTCAGGTGTCAGCGATTCAAATGTCACGGTGCCATCCACGCCCTTTTCTCCCGGATCACCTTTATCTCCTTTTTCACCTTTGGGACCTTGCGGGCCAACAAATTCTCCGGCATTAACCATCTCTGAAATGTCCTCAATGGAACACAACCGCCTTACATCATTAGCCGCAAATGCAATGTATAAGGCTTTACCAGATGGAACGGACGGGTCATTGCCAAGAATCGCAACGGGCTCTCCGGGACGAATTTTCGACGTATCAAAATCGGCGTACATACCGCGCCGGAATTGTATTGTGTATGTATTGGCCATATTAGACTTACCTCCTTATGAAAGGAAATTATTTTTTATGTAATCCTTTACGGAATCAAGATTTTTCTGCACATCGTCATTCATCACAAGGAAATTACCTTTATTATTCTGACTGATGATACTTCCCGTGTTTTCGTCTACTTCTGAATATGTATATGCAATTCGACTTCCCTCTCCGGTGCTAAGATTCATAAAACTTGTTAAAATCTTCTTCATGATATTACCTCCATCTGATTGATAATATTTGCTCTATCATTAATAAGCTCTGATTCATAATCTGGTTCTGGTATGTCTGTATCTACTGCTCTGTCATAAGCTGTTTCACTCGCATCAGCAAATCGCATGTGTTCATAGTTAGCTTGACGTGCTTTGATTTCAAATGCAAATTTAAGCCCCGGAGTGCCTTTTACAGTGAAATATGTCTGTTCTTTTTGGTCTACCCAGCAATCTCCATCCCCCTCCTTTTGCAAGAATACATAATATTCAATACCTACATTCGTGGATTCTTGGAATATATCATCTATGTCTATTAGGCATGTGCCGTCTTCTGGTATGAATGCTTCTCCGATGTCTCCGAAGATAGGAGAAGCCATTTCGTAGCAATAAAATGCCTGCGTGCCATAGTTTTTTGTTGGAAGGATTCTTTTCTTTGTTCCTCGGACGCTTAAATCTGCAAGGTCTGTCCCCGTGCTTGCACTGTAGAAATGTCCACTGGCTTCTACATGTGTACCTGCTTCAACTTTTTTTGATGTCGAAACGCTGCCCGCCGAAACACTAGTATCAATCGAGGCTGAGCTTGCGTGTACGGTTCCTGTATAAAGATTGATTCCTCTAATTCGTGTTCCATACAACGTGCCGTACCCCGGTACATATACTCCTGTATTCGTCTCTGAATAGATCTCTCCAGCTGAAGCATCTAGCGTTACTTCTCCATACGTGCCACTTGCTGAAAGCTTTTTAAGCCCAACTTTCCATCCTGCTAATTCACCCGTGTTAATATAATCGGCATTCATATACACATTGCCATTTGATAAATACAGACCTTTATTATTGCTGTTATCGCTTAGCACATCAATAATCTCTTGTTTAGACATTTTCCCTATGTCGAGATCACTAAGTGCATTGTCTGTATAGCGGTTCGCGTTTGATAACGCTGTCGAAGCTTTATCTTCCGCAACACTATATATTGTGTCGCCGTTTGCTAACACGAATGTATTAGGTCTGAGCGTAACATTTCCGTAGTTATCAATCGCAAATGTTGATACTCCAGAACTGTTTGTAACGTTGATGTTCTTCAGATTAATCAAATCAGCTGAAATCTGTCCGGACTTAATATAGGAAGCATTTATATACAGATGTCCGTTCTGCATATAAATTCCCTCTTGCTTACCGTTATCCGTTAAAGCGTTAAAAACTCTTTCAAAATTGACAATTTTTTCAGCGTCCAGTTCCTGCCAAGCGCCAACAGTTCCAGAAAACATATATACCTGGCTTGTAGAGAAGTTCATGAAAATCGAGCCGTCATGTTTTTTATATTCTTCACTTTTCCACTCAGATGCCGGATAGTTCTGCAATGTTGGTACATACGTGCCATAATAGTTCGGGATAGTCACATTATTTTGAACTGTCCCATCCACAACATCCTTGGCGATCTGTTCAATAGTTCTACTTTTTAGCGTAAAGTTTTCAACTTCTAATGTGACAGTACCCGTGTCAGCATCTATTCTTAATGTCGTATTCCCGTTATTGTCTTTCGCTGTGAAGCCTCTTGTATTAATCCACTCTGATTGAATACCGATGGCATAGAGAATATTCAGAACGGCATCTCCATTACTATCAAAGCCGGCTTTCCATGTCTGACCCCCATCTACTGACAAAAAGAATCCATCGACACCTGTCTTATAAATTACTTTAGAATCAGCAAGTGTAGGTTTATCATGCCGGTACGTAATTACGGAATCATCTTCTTGTATTTCCTCTGTATAGAAGAAACCTAGCGTGTTTGCTGCAAGCTCGTTCATTTGTTTGAGCTTTACGTCATAGGCAGATAGTTTCTTTTCTATATCTTTTTTTGACTGCTCTACCGCTGTTTGCTGATCACCAATAAACTCGCTTGCATCTTCTTCAGCACTCTTTGCGCTACAACTCCATGATGTTGAACCGCCGAACACGAACTCTATATCTGTCACAAACGATCTAAAGACACGATTCTTTGTATCAATAAATTCAACTGGATCGCCAAAAGTGGCGTATCCGTTGGCAATTCCGTCACATGAGAAAGGACGCATTCGCAAACCGATTAATTGATTTCCAATAGCTTCGACTCCTGCCTGTGCATTGCCCGACAATAGCTGATTGTCAATAGTAATCACATAGCCGTCCTGACCTGACATATATTCGGTCTCATCTTCTACATATTTGACACCTGTTACAATAACATCGTCTACGTCATATTGTAGATTCTGAATTGAAAATAACGCGTGATAATCGTTATTGCTTAACGTACCACCATCAATCACAGTCCCCATTGTCCATGGATTAAGCGTGCCGCCATCCAGATCATCACCATTTGTCCAGTTCTTTACTGCTCCACCATCGTAAATAGTCGTATTGGTAAATGTCTTATCAAACGTAATAATCCTGAGTAAGTCATTTTCGTCGATTCTTGCATTTCCACCGGCTATCCCGGCACACATTCCGATTACTGTACGGTATGTCGCATTAGATGGCGCTTTCCGAATCTGAAAGTCCGCATTTGGAAACATTGCATCTCCAAGAGTGATTCCACATTGCTGGCAGCATTCTGAGAGTAGTTCCTTGACTGTACAAGGAAAAGACAGGTTAGAATCATATGTCTTATCAGCATTGTGCATTTTATCTAAGAGAGAAAGACTTATTTCGCTCGCCGTTGCAGGCTTTTTCGACACAATGTAAGTACCTCTCTTTATAGCTTCTATCCTGTCGGATAACTGCACATTGAGAAAGATAACAAACCTTGCGGCGTTAAAATTATATCCGTCAAAGCGCCCGTCATCATTTACCAATGATAAACTTGCCGTTTTTTCTATTGCTACACCCACCGGGAAGTCCCCAGAGTCTGCTGAATCTACGAGACTATTTCCAGACAGATAAAAGTCTTTTTTGCCTAGCTTAAGAGTTGTACCATTTGACAATGTAACATTTGCTGTCACGTAATAATTTCTGTTTGTAAGAGATTCTTTCTTCAACTGAGTAGATACATTTATCAAATCGGCTCAATCCTCCTTACATTAATAGACAAATCCGTCCACTTTTCTTCCCCGTCTTTCAAAGTTTGCGCAGCCATATTAAAATTTGATGCGTAGAATGTTCTGTCTATCCATCTTCCCGGAACAGTTGGGTCTTTGTGGTGGAATGTAAATTGACTTTTGTTAAGTACAGTATTTAGTATGGTTGCTATTTCAGCCCATGTAAGCTCGCCCCATTGCATGTCATACCCGCCAATTGTTCCCATTGGTGTATTGTGCATAATCAAATCCTGACTTCTCTTAGAGTCTTCCGTAGAAGTGGTTGCGAACACCGGTTTGTAACTGTCCGGTGCTCTTATAACAACGTTGTCTATTTTGAATTGTTCCTGTGCCATATTTTTTCCTCTATGCTAACTCAAATGGGTTCTTCCCGTTCCGATTTCTTCTCATTTCAGCTTCACTGATAATAATATCTAACAGTTTTCTACCAGATGCATTAACTGTAACATTGTAAGTATTTCCGTCTCCCTGCCTTTTTCCTGATTCTTCCCGGACGATCTGGCGCAACAGGCTCTCCGGCGCTTCCAGGTTATTGCCTTTTTTCTGATCACCTAGTACTGCGAGGAATTCTGACCTTGGTGGAATAACTGCACCACTGGCCAGATATGGGATAGTTCCGATACGTGGAAATGTTGCATGAAATCCGATAGTCTTTGAACCAAACGGTGTTGGAACGGTCCAAGGCCCGAAAGAGAAAGCAGATTCAATTCCGCCAATTGCATTATTAATCATCCCAACCGCATTATTAACAATGCTGATTGCCTGATTAATCGGAGCTTTAATAAAATTCACAAT